TCTTCTATCAGGTCTGACGGTAAAAGTAGGACTAGATATGGCAGCAGGTAGTGCATCAGATATTCCAGAATCCAAGTCTGATTATTGCCCTTGTAATAGATGTACTTTAGCCCGTAAACAAGGCAGAGAAGAAATTATTATTAAGATTAAAGAGTTGGCAAAAGGATACGACACGTCTGGAGATCAAATACTTTGGAGAGTTGGACAGGATATTTATAATATGATAGGAATTAATAATGAAAGTTAGAGTAAGTAAGAGACAGTATTCAAACTATATAGACAAAGATACAGACATTGCACTTGCAGCAGAGATGGCTATTAAAGTTACAAAGTCAAATCCAATGGTTGTTGGAGAGCCTGTTGCTGAAATTAGTCCAGGATGTCCAATGGGGTATGCTAAACCAAAAGTAATTTTGAATTATGATATCATTAATCCTAGTGTCTTTGACAAGTTTAAGATGTTTGTTACAAAAAAGTCTTTAAATGATATTGTCAAAGAAATTAAAGGGGCAGTTTAAATGGAATTTGAATTACATCATGAAAAAGATGCTGGACCAATAGTTCGTTGGTTTGCAAACAAGATGCTAAGTGTATTACACAAGGTTGAAAAGCCTTTATATGACTATGCAGATATGTATACAGCAGTATGGGATGATTATGAAGATGATGCAGATCTTTCTACACCATATAATCAGATGGCATTTTTCGATAACCTTGAGCCACTGCCTCAGTTTGAGCACCTAACAGATGACTTATTATAATGTGTGACGATATTTATTATTATAGAGATCAGGTAAGAGAACTTCAGACCGTTAATAGTTTTGTTAGAAGTAATACTTTACTTTCTGTCCAGAATAGGATACAATATATTAGAGATGAGCGAGATAAGCTAGGTCTACCAGTTAGTGGTATTGATATGGCTCTTGAAGTAGTTAGGACAATGTTGAATGAAAAATAAAAAAGTAAAAGATGAAAGAACAATTGTTTTTGAAAGTAAGATGTATACGGTAGATGAATTTGTTTCAAAATATTCACACGCATTGGCATCTTATTTACTTACTAGGCAAGTTGGAGATAAAAATAAGAAGTCTCATATTGTTGACCTTGCTGTAGAGAATGCATCGTTTGCTGAAGCTATTTACATTGGAATGGATAGTTTTAGCTAATGTTTTTAACAAAAATGATTAAGTTTGCAGAAAAAATTGGTATGGATGTGGATGAGCTTATGGAGATGACAGTCCTTGATGCTATTATTAAAATAGAAGAAACTAGAAGCATGTGGGCAGACTTAAGAAAAGAAATAGGATAGTCTTTAAGGTATAATTGAATAATGAGCTCTTTAATAGATATAAAAGTAATTGGCTGCGGTGGTGGTGGAGTTAATGCTGTTAATAGCATGATCCAATCAGGTCTTTCTGGAGTAGAATTTATTGCTATAAATACTGATGCCCAAGCTTTGCTGCCAAGTTTAGCAGATGTAAAAGTTGACATTGGAAAAGATAGAACTCGTGGTCTTGGTGCAGGAGCAGATCCAAACGTTGGAAGACTTTCTGCAAAAGATAGCGTAAATGAGATAAACGAAGTTGTTACAGGGGCAGATGTTATTTTTGTTACCGCTGGAATGGGTGGAGGAACTGGAACTGGATCTGCACCGATTGTTGCTAACTGTGCTAAAAAAGCAGGAGCCTTAACTGTAGGCGTTGTAACTACCCCATTTGGGTTTGAGGGTAAGAAGCGTATGAATAATGCCTTAGAGGGAATTGATAATTTTAGCAAGGAAGTTGACACACTAATTGTTATTCCAAATGAAAACCTTATTTCTATGCTTGATCCAGATATCTCTATGGAAGAAGCTTTTAAGGAAGCTGACAATGTTTTATTAAAAGCCGTAGCAGGTATATCAGATTTAATTACAACCCCTGGTCAAATTAATATTGACTTTGCAGATATAAAAAGAGTTATGAAAAATGCTGGAGCAGCCTTTATGGGTATTGGATATGCAGAAGGTGAAGATCGTGCAGAAGTTGCAGGTAATGAGGCAATAACAAGTCCAATTTTGGATGTAGATTTAAATGGTGCTACAGGCGTATTGATTTCAATCGCATCATCTGGACAAATTAAAATGCAAGAGGTTAATAAAATTGCCTCACTTGTTTCTGATAAAGCTCATGAAGACGCTGACATAATATTTGGAACGGTCTTAGATGAAGATCTTGAGGATGGTATTCTAGTAACTGTTATAGCGACAGGCTTTGTAAATGAATGACATTCAATGGACATTCGGAATCATAACTGTTTATGAAGATAAGCAAAGACTTCAAGAGATTATAGAAAGTATTCGTAATCTTAATATCCCAGAATATGAAATTTTATTTGTTGGTGGCGGAGATAGTTCTGGTATTGATGGAGAAGATGTTAGAAAAATTGACTTTGATGAATCAGTAAAAGAAAGATGGATAACTAAGAAAAAGAATATTCTTGTAAAAGAAGCTAAGTATGAAAATATAGTTTTAATGCATGACTATCATATATTTGATAAAGACTGGTATAAAAACTTTGTTGAATTTGGAACTGATTGGGACATCTGTTCTTGTCCACAATACTTAATTACAGGTGCAAGAAATTCTATGGACTGGTCTCTTTGGGATAAGCCTGGTCACGGAAGAGCTTGGTCCTTGAACTACAACGACTGGTCTCAAACAAAGTACATGTATATTTCTGGTGGATTCTTTATGATAAAGCGTCATGTTATGATTGAAGAACCGCTTGATGAAAGTCGTGGATGGAATGAAGAAGAAGATGTTGAATGGTCGTATAGGGTAAGAGATAAGTATGTTATGAAGTGCAATGGAAAAAGTATTGTTAGGCATAATAAATGGCACAGACACGCAGGTCCACAAAGATGAGTAATAAATTAGTTATATTTGATTTAGACGGTGTTTTAATAGACTCTAAAGATTTACACTATAAGGCTCTAAACGATGCTTTAGGTCTTGTTGGAGAGCATTTTAAGATATCCTACTCAGAGCATTTATCAAAATATGATGGTCTCAACACAAGGAAAAAGCTCAATATGCTTACTCAAGAAAAAGGTCTTCCATTAGATAAGCATGATGAAGTTTGGAAAAATAAACAAGAAGCTACTTTTAGACTATTAGAAGATTTGCCAAGAAATGTTGTTGCTAGTAGTATTATGCTTTACTTAAAGCAAAATGGATGGAAGATTGCAATAGCATCAAACAGCATAAGAGAAACAATAATTAAGTCTTTGCACTCAATAGATGTTTTGCATCTAGTTGACTTTATAGTTAGTAATGAAGATGTTTGGCATCCAAAACCACACCCAGAGATGTACTGGAAGTGCATGGTAAGCCTTGGAGCTTTTCCAAAAGATACAATAATAATTGAAGACTCACATGTTGGAAGGCAAGGTGCTATAAATTCTGGAGCAAACCTATACCCAATTAAAGACTCTTATGATCTAAATGATATAATGTTCATAGATTTTATTAAAAAATTTGAGCAGAAAGAGAGAACTGGACAAGTGCCTTGGAAGAATAAAGAGATGAATGTGCTTATTCCAATGGCTGGTGCAGGTTCAAGGTTTGCACAGGCTGGATATACTTTTCCAAAACCACTAATTGAAGTTAATGGTAAGCCTATGATCCAGGTAGTTGTAGAAAATATTAACATTGATGCTCACTATATTTTCTTAGTACAAAAAGAACACTATGAAAAGTATAACCTTAAGCAATTGCTTAACTTAATTGCACCAGACTGTGACATAGTTGTTGTTGATGGAATGACTGAAGGTGCAGCATGTACAACACTACTTGCAGAGCATCTAATTAATAGCGACAAGCCACTTCTAATGGCTAACTCAGACCAATATGTTGAGTGGGATTCTAATGAAGCACTTTATGAGTTTACTGCAAGTAAATCTGATGGTGGGATTTTATCATTTAAAGCAACGCATCCTAAGTGGTCATTTGCTAAGATTGGTGAAGATGGTTTTGTTTCTGAAGTTGCAGAAAAAAATCCAATTTCTGATAATGCAACGGTAGGAATTTATTTCTGGAAGCATGGATCAGACTATGTTAAATATGCAAAACAAATGATAGAAAAGAATGTTAGAACAAATAATGAATTTTATGTATGTCCAGTATTCAATGAAGCAATCGAAGATGGCAAAAAAATTAGGCTAAAGATGATTGATAAAATGTGGGGTATTGGAACGCCAGAAGATTTAAATTACTTTTTAGAAAATCACAAGGAGAAATAATGGCAAAGAGCAAAAAAGACTATTTAAAGATGCAAAACGATTATTATGATGAATATGCAGATAAGTGGTCAGTTACTTTTAGAGATCCAGTAGTTGGATCATATGATGCACATAACAATTGGTCAGACTATGATGAA